ACGGGATGCTTCAGGATTACGATATTTAACATAAGGGTCTTTCTCAAATGATCTCGCGGTAAAATAATTTAATTTACCGTCATTATCATATGAAGGTATAACAATCATATTATTATAACGTCCTGATGTGCAATATCCAATATTATATTTTAAAATATCTTGTTTTGATATATTTCTTTTATTTAAATAAGCTAAAGCATGTCTAGCCATAATATCTTTACTACCATTAAATTTAGTAAATTCTTTAGGTAATTCTAAAGATTTATCTACTACTTTAACTTCACTTGAAAATGAAACATTTTTAACAAGTTTACTTAGTTTTTGAAAAGAAGAAGATGGTTGTTTTAGTTGTTTAAATAAACTTTTTATAGTTTTTCCTTTTTTACCACAAACCCAACATTGCCAAGGATTATAACCTTGTTTATTTTCAGTAAAATTAACTTCTAATTTAGGTTTATGATGATTGCAAAAAGGACAAGTGTATGCTTGATTTCCTCTAGCAGTTCTTTTTCCTGTTCCTAGAACAGAATTTACCAAATTTACTAGTAATTCATTGATCACAGATATAATATATAAAATCTTTATTAGATATCAAAGTCTTTTCTAAAAAACTTACCTAAAATATTATCATTAAAATACATTTCAGGTTCTTCTAATACTCTATAAACAAATAAACTTTGGGTTTCGTAATATGTTAATAATTTTTTATTAGAAGCTACAAATAAAATATCTTTAGAAAAATTCTCTTCTAACTCTTCATTTACTAATTCTAATAAAGATTTACTAGAACCATAGTAACTTTTCCAATTAGATTCTTTAATTGCTATTTTGTAAGCAGGTCTTCTACCAACAACCCCTTCATATTGAGCTAATTCTTTTTTACCTAATTTTACTTTTCTTTGATGGTATAAGAATTTTTTACCAATGTAAGATTTTTTAGAAGGTAAATGAGTTATTTTATACACAAAACCAAAAGTGTTTTTAGGAAATTGTGAAATGTCAGATATTTCTTGATTTTTGTAAATCCAATTCATGAGAACATGTCTAAGTTAACAAGTACGGTTGTATCTGTAACTGATGATAAGGGTAAGGGTTGGGCTAATTTAGCAACTGCTATTAATTCGTAATCATTATTATATAATCCTATTGTAGTGGCATAGGGAGTAAAATAAGACCCAGTAGCAAAATCTCTATAGATTCCACTATTAGTACTTCCTGATGTTGCTGTTGGGTTTAGAGTATAATTAAATTCATTTTCTCTAATAGTACATTTATATTGGGTTTCATAAATTTTAAAAGAACTTGAAAAGGAAGCTGTAATGTTAGACCCAGATACAAATTCATCTATAATATGATTACTTGCACTAGTTAAAATAGCCATTCCATGTTCATAAATTATATCTCCTACTTTTTGAGAGCCTGAAAATATATTTCCATTGGTATCATCTGTATATGAAAAAGAAGTTCCTTGGAGGTTTAAAGTTCCAGGTTGAATATGTTCTCCATATAGGTTAGAGGGAATAGATATTACACCTATTCTTTCTCTATCTCCAGTAGGGAAATATCTACTAGCTGTTAAAGTTGAAGATAAATAGTTATAATAGTTAGGAGTATAATATTCTCCTGTTATAGTACCATCATTATTAAATGAAGCTGTATTTACGGGAGAACCATTAGAGCCTGAAAGGTAATTTGAGTAATATAATTCTCTAATAGATCTATAAACTAAAATTCTATCTTGAGGATAATATCCTGTATTATTAGATCCTGATATCCAAGGATTTAAGGGTGAATCTTTTGGTAAGATGTTTATACCTTCATATCTTCCTATTCCTGCTATAATAAGATTATCAGGATCAGAATAATAAAAACTTTTATTTACCTCAAAAGGAGATATTAGGGTATCAGAAGTTAAAAAAGGTTTAAAGACATTCATCCATTATTAAAAATCAAGTTTAACTCTAACAAGAGCTTCTTTTGTAAAATCTTTTAGTAAAGGTCTTGATAATTTAGCAACAGCCAATAATTCATTACTGTTGTTATACATTCCTATAGTAGTAATAAAAGTTTGAGGTTGATTTATAAAAGCATCAAAAACAACTTCTCCATTTGAACCTGATATAAAGGTTGGATTTTCTGAATAATTGAATTCACTATTTCCTGCTCTAACAAAAACATAATCAGATGTTAAAGTTTCTTGGGAATTTAATGTAAAGCTTAAACCCTTATTAATCCCTACAAATAATTTTTCAGGGTTAAGACCTTCTGCATTATTAGATCTTGAGGGGGCTAAATGTAAAGATTGAGAAATTGCTGCAGGATTAACTAAAATAAGACCTAAATCAGGAAATACTAAACCATAAGAACCAGAATTTTCAACATACCCACTATTAGCTAATGTTCCCGCAGTACCATTAGATCCTGAAATCAATTGGTATACTCTTGATGAGCCTATAAATTTATTTACTGTTGTATCTACTGAATCATCTGTTAATTGAATTAATCCTACTCCACCAGATCCTGAAATTTTTAAATTTATTGATCCTGGGAATAATGATTGTTTATATCTAGCTCTATCTACAGATATAGCCCAAAAATGATCTGAAGTATAGATATTATCTCCACTACCAAAATTAAAAGTAGAATTTTCGTCTTCTAAAATCATTGCTCTGTATTGACCATATATAGTTTGAGTAAATGATTTTTCAGGGACTGCAGTATTAAATAATGCACTTCCACTGCCTAAAAGATCAGCATAAGCTATATCGAATTGGACTTGTTGGTCAGTAGATGAGGTTTGGTAAACACTTAGGTAATAATTTCCAGCAGAACTTGCTTTTTGAACTGAAGAAGTAAAAAAAGTTGTTAGTTCTGGGGTGTTTGTAGACCAAAGGGTTGATGTTATAGAATCTGAGCTTACTATAAAATCAGTAACCGATAGAGATTTAAATGACATTTTTTATTTTTTAAGTATTGGTTTTAGTAATAGTTACAGGTATTGTTAAACGAGCTCCACTATCAATACCAACAAAAGTTAAAGTTGAAGATAATTGAGTATTAGTTCCAAATAAAGTATTTAAGGTAGTTGCTCTTAAACTTATTTGAGTACCTATTATAGTTTGAGAAACATTTACTCCTAAAGTAGTAGTAGAAGTTGTATCTAAAGCTGTATTATTATTAGCATTAGTAGAATTATTTGTATTTACTCCTGTTGCTGTAAAAGTTTGCATTAACCTAACATCAGAAATAGTACAAGTATATCCTGAAGTTTCAAAAGTTGAACCTCCTTGATAATTTAAAGTTTGAGGGGTTATATTAAGAGAAGCTCCCTGTTTTAAAGTTATAGCAGAATATCCTAAGTCTAATATAGGTAATTTAGCTGTGCCTCTAGGGAGGGTAGCTAATTTATATTTCATTATTTGAGTTTCAATAGGAAAAGCTTCTAATAATGGCATATTTTGAATAGCTTCTCCATAAAAAGAAGATCCAGATGGGTGAGTTGGATTATATAATGTATAATCTATTTCATCATCTGCTAAGGCAAATTGTGTAATTTGAAATGATCCATCATTTCTAGCTAAAAGTTCTCTACCTTTATTGGTTAAAATAGCATCAACTGTTACGACTTGGTTATTTAAATATCCCATTTTTTTATTTTATTGTATATATATTATAATAATAAATATTATTAGAGCAAACCTTTACCAGTAAGATCTATAATATATTTATCTATTCCTTTATTTAATTGTGGAGTGACATAATTAGGTTTTAAAATATAAGGACCGTCTGAGTTTATTGGTTTAAATCCTTTAAATATTATTTGACTAGCATCAGGTACATATCTTCTAATTAAAAAGTGATCTAAATCAAGAGAAGCACTACTTATAGATTTGTCAAATTGAACTTCTAAAGAACCTGTTTGTGAAATTCTATTAGCATCTGTTTCTGTTTGGTCATATACTTTTTTAACCATAAAAGTATTAAATTCATTACCTTCAAATCTAAACTCATCTCCAATTTCTAAACCCCAAGGTAAATCTATTGTATTAAATCCTGAACTTGAAGCAGGGCCTACATTAGAATCCATTTTAAAATCTCCTCCATAAAAATCAGTTAAACCTGGATTAGATGAGGTTATAGCAAAAGTTTTAGTTGTATCAGGATAACCCCATAATGTATTAACTCCAGAGGATGTAATGTTATTATTTCCTGTTGGGGCTGGGTCTTGAGATATTTTAATATGGGTTGGGTTTTGACCTGTAAAGATTAGTTTTACTCTACCAGCACTTACAGTACCAGGAGATATTAATTTAGCTCTAATAAATATCTCAGTATTAGCATTATAAGTTTGAGTAGGTAATGATCCTATTAATTTAATAAACCCACCTGCACTATATTGGTTAGTAAATTGGGTACTTGCAGGATAGTTGGGCGTAGCCCCCCACACAAATTGCGAAAAATAATTACCTGGGTTTGGAGTATTTGTAAGAAAAACTGCATCTAATAAAGTTTCATTTCCTGAGTGGAGTGCAACTAATTGAAGAAATAGGACGTATTTATTAAAGAGTGGGTTTTCTGTAGGTATTGTTGTTTGGAATATTATAGGGTGGATAGTAGCTTCAACATTTAAAGTAATATTTTCATCTACTTGTTGAATATTGGTTAAATAATTATTCCCATTCATTGATGTTCCACTTCCTGAAGAAAATATTCTATCCATATTTACAATTTCATCAGTTGAAGTAACATTAAAAGATGCAGTCATACCTTGTATTAAACGATAATCATCTACTGCAGTAGCACTAGATATAAAGTTTCCAACAAAAGACATAGTTACATTCCAATCTATATGTTGAGAATGGCTATATTGAGTATATAAAACAGGTTCAATTCTATACCCTCCTCTTATTATTTCTCTTGTAGGATTTGGATTACCTGTTCCTATTGTTTGAGAATTAATTTTAACTAATTTAGAAGATTCAAAGGCTTGTTGAACATCAGGTAATGAATTTTCAGAAGTATCTGGGAGTTTTATATCACCACTCTGATTAATTAAATATTTAACATGAGCTCCAGAAGCATCCATGTGTTCTGGTGGGTAACCTCCAATCCAATCTACATAAGCTACTACAGATTTTAAATTTTCTATTGTTGGAGATTTACCATAAGTACCAACATCACCAGGGGACCATCTGTTTATAAGTTGTGATGTAGATTTTGAACCTTTATATCTTGGAATTATACTACATTCTTGAGTGAAGAAAGAATCAGGGATAGAAGCTTTAACTGCACTTCCACTAAGTATTAATCCAAAATTAGTAGGTGTAACAATTCCTGGGTTGTAATCTGCTATTTGATATATTGTACTTTTTCTAGCTTCTTCAGCATTGTTTATAACAGCATTAAAATCACTATTATAAAAATTAGGTTCTGTAATAAAGGGTTCTACAAAAGTATTTACACATAAAGATGAAGAAGGATCAACACTTTGAGTTATTAACAAACCAGCAGCAGTAACAGCAAGTGTTCCTCCTCCACTATAAGATCCTTTTTGGATATAAATTTTATCACCTTTTAAAGCATAAAAAGAAGCAGATAAAAGATATGTTTTAGGAACATCGGCAACTACAACGGTTTCATTATCTAATAAGGTTTTAGTTCCATCTGGGTTTTCTTTAACTAGGCTTAATTTAGCTGTTCCACTACCTCCAACTTTTTCAATTGGAACTGAAGCTGAAACTGAACAAGATATGTTAGGGGTATTTTGGAAAGTATACTCTCCAGAAGTTGAATTCCAATATCCTAAACTGTTTCCTGTAGTAGCTGCTGAAAATCCTTGAACTATACTAGTAATAATTAAAAAATTAGAATAAGCACTTGGTCTTGAAGAGGAAACAAAATAATTTTTTACATGGTTATATATACCACTTCCTATACCATTAAAAGGGATTGAATTTGATCTTAATTTATAAGTAAAATAAGAAGAATGTTCTGAAATTTGATCAATATGGTAATGAGTAAAAGTACTAGATCCTGAATGTTTAAAATAAATTTCATTAGCTTGTCCTAGAGTAGTATTGTTATTATTACCTTCACAATCATTTTTATGAATTTTAATGTAAGAATCAGAAGTACCAATTCCTGATCCTGACCCAAATACATAAGTATTAGTTAAATTAGGGGCTAAAAATAATGATTCTGAAATACTTGGGGTTGTAAAAGGATGTAAAAATTGATCTGTAGGAAAATCATCATAAGAACCAACACTATAAAGATTATTACTATATAAAGTAGTAGTATAATTTAAAACATTATACTTGTCTGGGTATGGAATAGCTAAACTTTGAGTTGTTGCTGTAATAGTAGTTCCACTAAATTCACCATTATAAAATTCATCTTGAGAATTATGTAATACAATTATAGATCCTGAGGATATATTTATGGATTCACTCCAACTTTGGGTTACTCCATAAATGTTATTAGGTCCATTTCCTAAAACTCCAGAAGGAGATGTGTTTAAATTATTTAAATTTTCAAAAGATCCTCCAATACCCCCGTTCATATTTTCTACTGTTCCTGAATTGTAGCTATTCCATTGAGGTTTAAGGGTTCCTGAATATTCTAAGTGTTCGTAATTTAATTGGGGTTGAGGGTATCTATTTCTTTCAAGTAAATGTTGTTTAATTACAATTCCAGATGCAAGACCAGTACGAGCAGGTACAAAATCTTTTATCATTTTAAATAATGAATTATCAAAAAATTTAATTAAACGGATAAAATCACTTAAGTCATAATTTTTAATATACTTTTGGAAATAATCATCTCTAAATTTATCTAAATCTACATAAGATAAATTAGAAGAAGATCTAAATCTAGGATCTCCTATATACTCTCCAATGTTAAAATATCCTAGTTGAGATATTATATCTTCATTTATT